GTAGTTGATGGTCTAAGGAAACACAGATTCGGGTATAATAAAAGAAAATTAGTTAGTTTGGGTTATGACCCAACACTTACCGAAGTTCAAATTATGCATTCTCAAAACTATTATAGAATTTGGGGTTGTGGTCAAGATAGGTGGATTTGGAAAAAACTTCTAATTCCCTAGCTGCTTCTCAGTAATAATAATAAACTCAAATCCCTTTCTTTGACAATATTCAATCATGTATTTCCACTTTTGTAGATTTTTATTGTAGGTCTTCAGGCTATATTCTAGGTTTCTGATTTGCTTTGAGTTCATATTCTCCCTAATAATAGGCTCAACAGTTTCAGAGTGAGGTTTCACTTCAGCAACTACTTTAGAAAGAGTTCCATCGGATCTTTGTAGCTCATAATAAAAATCAGGATAATAAGTATGTTGTGTAGTCTCAAAATCTTTTCTTACAGAGCTCCAGTCAGTTTTTTCATAGGGTATCTTAATATACTCTGAGCACCATCTTGTAATTTTATCATTAAGATCTAGGTAGATCATCATTTTTTTCTCTAGACCACTTCTATAATAAACTCCTCCTTCGTTGTTAGCTTTGATTAGTTTATCCGTGTTTTGTGGAACATACAATCCTTGATGGTATTTCTGTGTGTTGGTAGGTTTTTGGTTTAGCATATGTTTATATATAGAAGAAATGGGAATACTTCTAGATAAAGTTGAGAAGGACAACAACCTTAAACGGGTATCTATACCAGATGCCTATAAAGAAAATTCTGCTTTTTTCTATAATAAATACCGAGGTAGTGATAAAGAGGTCCAAAATACTCCATTTAGAGAGATTAGTTTTGGTGGATTTTATTTTTTTCATTACCGAGATGAATCAAACTGGATGGGATATTCACCAGTATTTACAGTAGAGTTTAAGAAATTTGAAAATAAAATAATTATACTAGCACTAAACCTAAATTTTATACCACTAGAGTTTCGTGTAAGAATATTTGATAACTATATGATAGAGAATGATTTTACAAAAAATCGAGATCTAGAAGTAGATTTTCCAGGTATATACAACAAACTTCTACAAATTGGATTTGAATATAGTTTAGTTGAATACAATATGGCTCAGCTTATTCAATCACACAGAATTAATACGAATTTAGTTCCAAGGTTTTTATATTCAGGACATCCGATTAATAAATATGACCCTAAAAAACTATATGAGATTATGCTCGCTAAAAAGGATAAACAAAAACAAAGAGATAGTGAGATGAAAAAGTTATCTCTTGAGCAGCTCTATAAAGAAGCCGAAGGTAAGAACTTCTCGCCAGTTGAGCTAAAGGAAAGATACGATAGAATCCAAAGAAATTTGGAAAAGTTCAACCAATAACAAAAAATTTAATATATAAAAATAAAGATTAAAAGTTTTTAATGGCATCATATAATCCACAAAATAGAGAAGGATCGGGACTCATTATGAGCTCTTCGGTTGAAAATCGTGGTCTTTTCTCACGACTTCTAAGAAATCTCAGTTCGTGGGGTATGAAATACGACGATATGATCTTAAGAAACACCGTTGGTGTTAATATGAACGAAGATCCCTATTCTCAAAAAGATGGATCGTATTATGATTTTTTCTCACAAAGAGCAGTCGCTAATGTATTAAACAGAAAATCCATACCTTATCTTGATAGATCATATGTTGATAAAAGAAGGATACTTCGTGAATACTCCATTAAAGATTACTTAAGAGATTATGTTTCAAAAGTTGCTGAAGAGGCGATTATTTATAGTGAGAAAGATTTTTGTACTCCGAAAAACATATCTGCTTCATATTCACAAGAGATTAGAGATAAATACCAAGAGTTCTTTGAGAAAATCTATAATAAATACGGGTTTAATGATGGTATAACAGCATTTAACTTTATGAAAGATTTTTTGATCGATGGATATATAGCTATGGAAATTGTATGGGATGATAAAAAACAAAACATTGTTCATTTCAACAGATTAAAACCAGAAACACTGGTTCCTGCTTATGAACCAAACATAGGAAATCTTTGGATTCAATTTCCTGAAGATCCGCAGCTAAGAAGAATTTTTCTTGATTCACAGATAATTTTTATATCTTATTCAACGCAAAACGATTATACAGAGATCTCTTACTTAGAAGGTCTTATAAAACCCTACAACCAGCTTAAAGTTATTGAACAGGCTAGAATAATGTTTAACGTTATTAACGCTACACTTTATCAAACATTTACGATTCCAGTAAAAGGTCTTCCTCGCCAAAGAGCAGAAGAGCAAATCGGTCAGCTTATTTCTGATTATTCTGAAGAAGTTGAATGGGATGACACACTAGGCACTATTCAGATTAGTGGATCCAAACATTTACCCTACAACAAACAATATTGGTTTCCTGATTCCGAAGCGGGAACTCCTACAATGAAGATTGAACAGCCAACAGGCCACAACCTAAATGAAGATGTTATTCTGGGTTATTTCAAGAAAGCTTTACAATCATCATCAAAGATCCCTTTTCAGCGATTTGATGAAGCTAGTGGTGGTGGAACTATTTATGAAGAACTCACATCAATGACACGTGATGAAGTCGTCTTTGGTAACTTTATCAATCGTCTTCGTCAAATTTACAAAGAACTTATCGTCAAGCCGATAAGACTACAAATGTGTATGGAGTTCCCTGAACTCAAAGATGATGAAGTTTTCTTGAACGAATGTGATATTGTTTTCAACGTAAATCAGATATTTGAGAACTGGAGAAAGCTATCAAATATGGATAAAAAAGTAACTATTGTGACTAATCTTCTAACTATTATGAAAGATGACAGAACTTATTTCCACATTGATTATCTAATGGAGCATATCTATGGACTTTCTCAAGAAGAGAGAAATGAGAATGAAAGATATTGGTTAAATAAAAAAGTAGAAGGTTCATCAGAAGCTACTCCTGATATGGGTGGAGTGCCCGAAGGCGGATCTCCTGAAATGGGGGCAGAAACTCCACCAGCCCAAGGACCACCAGCCCAAGGTCCACCGGCTCAAGGACCACCAGCCCAAGGTCCACCGGCTCAAGGTCCACCAGGTGGTGCTGAGACACCACCAGAAGGTGGAACAGAGTTTGAGTTCTAGGAGGTGACCTTAACTCCTGTGCGAGAGAGTATTCGCTTTTTAATCTCTATATTCTGAATAGGATATTCTACACCTAAAGATTTTTTGAGAGATTCTTTTCTTTTTGATTCAGAACATTTTCTACATTTATAATCTCCCCACTTGTTATCGTATTTGATGTAATTTTTATAGATAACATCTTTTTCTATACCACACGAATCACATTTACAACGGATTCTATGATGACTACCTGAAGTTAAAAGTTCAACAGGTATTGATATTTCTTGACCAAGCGCTGGGTCATATCCAAGATTCTCGAAATGATTGATGTTTTGCTCGGTTATTTTTACCTTTATTTCTTTTGTGATGATCATATATTTTTATATATATGAAAAGGATCATCCCCAGAAAAAATAAAAAACCACTATGAAAGACGAACTAATCAAATCAGAAACAGGACTTAAAAAAGAAGAAATCTCCCTACTAAGAGAGAGATTCATTCATCAATATTGTAAAGATAAAGGCTGGAACCCAGAAAGTTTATCAACTGAGCAGCTACTGGAGATTTCTCAAAATCGAGAATATAAAAATCCTGGTCTTATTCTTGGCTAGAAAGTTGCTCGTAATAGTCAATAAAATCAACTAGATTTTCTCTATCGGCAAAGTATTCTAGGGATCCATCTATTTCAATAAAACACTCTTCACCGTCGTAGTGAATCTTATCGTATTCTATTTCCATCTTATCAAGAACCATCTTAATATCATCAAGAGTAATTCCACCATCTGGATCTAGATAGTTACCCTCTTCATCAATAGTTAGACCATCGTAATATTTTTTTGGTCCGGTAGAAGCTGATCCGTGTGAAGAGGTCCAAAGATCATCACCCCATTCATCTCTTTCGTCATAATTTCTACCCGTACCATAATAACTACCACCACTGTAATAATCATAACTATAACCCGATCCACCATCTCTTACTTTTGGATCACGAGCTACGACCAGATTTTCCCAATCTATCTTAACAACAGCGTAGCATAAGTTTTCAAGGTGAGAAATAATTTGCGACTCATAAGTAGAGTGCTCGTTAAGATATCCAACAGATATGTTTGTACATTCTGGAACTATCGAGGCGAACTGATTAGAATCGGTGTAGATACCTGTTGGATCTGGCTCATACCGAAGACCAAGACCGGTATCATTAAGTTTTCTCGAGAGATCCCTGGCAAACTCGTCTGAGGCGGTCCTTCCATAAGCTTGGTGAGTAATCACAGAATAGGTTCCACGCCGATCGAAAGAAACAACTTTATTAATCAGGGGATACCTTTCACTGAATACTCTTTTAAGTTTACCTGAACCAACACAACCTCTTTCTTCACCTAGAAAAAAGTAATAAAGACCTTGGACTTGATTATGAATCATCCAAAGAAGAATGGTCATACCGGATTTATCATCAGCTCCTAAGATACTCCTACCATCGGTGAAAATTTTACCATCACGAATAACGTGGTTTACTCGTGTTTTTTCATACGATGCCGTATCCAAGTGACAGGTAAACATCGTGTTGGTGTCGGGATTACCAACCTTAATAAAGTAATTTCCGAACTCATCAATACAAATACCCTTCGGTAAAAATGGTTCAAGTTCTCGTTCGTGACCGTGTGGATAAGTTTGAGAGGTCAGCTTTAAAAAAGTGTCTATTATTTTCATATTAGCAAAGATACGGAATATTTTTTATTTCCTACTACATTCTATGAAAAAAAAACTTATAGTCTAAAAAAAACTATAAAAAGAAAAAATAACATAAAGTGCCTCCATTCTCATTTATTATAGCTTTTAGATTTTCTCAAGATAGAATCATAAACTTAAGAAAAGTCCTTGAGTGGATGTCCGGTTTTCAAGGTGTTGAAATTATTGTAGTAGAACAAGATAGAAATACCAAAATCGACCATCTTAATCTTCCAGGAAAACATATTTTTATGTATAATGATGGACCATTCATCAAATCATTGGCCTATAATGTAGGTCTTAAGCACTCCACTGGTCAAGTTGTAGTGTTCGGGGATGCTGATGTGATTATGAATCCAAATGAACTCATTGAATCTCTTAACCAAACTCAGTTTTATGATGTAGTTAACCCATACGGTTCAGTAGTTGATCTAGAAGAGTGGGAAAATAATTTAGATTTCAATCAAATCTTGAGTATCAACCGGCCAGGTCGAGGTGAAAATGATCATCAAAAAGTTCCTTTCTGTGGTGGTATTACTATTTTTAGAAGACCTGCTATTGAAAGGATCGCCGGTTGGCCAGAAGAATACATCGGTTGGGGAGCTGAAGATGACGCGCAAAGTATTAAAGTTTTTCGTCTTCTATCCCACCATCAAATGCCCTATCGCTCTTTTCATTTCTGGCACCACAGAGGTCAACCAGATATGGAACTCTATCAAAAAAATCTTCAACTTTTCAATCAATTTAAGATGATCGATGATAAGAACTTAGAAGCCTATATAAACGCCTCAAGACCTAAAATTGGTCTTTCTAATCGGTTAATTTAATCTATTTTTAGCTCTGTATACGAACCCTGCCGTATTTAGAAAGAATGCTATAGAGATCTTTCCATTCTTTATCTAAATCTTCCACCACCATGTCAACCCAAACCTCTCCATCCAAGACTTGAACTTGGCTTCCTATTTGTAAATCTTCTCTTACCGAAACAAGATGGAAAGTTTTTTCTCTAACAAACCTATATGGCATATTTTGAATAATAAAATATAAGATTACCGGCTCGATATCATCCTCATCAACTACTCTTGATATTTTTATAGTTTCATTTGACCTGGTAAGAATTGACGTTACACCCATCATAGAAACTACGCAGTGTCGAAGACCTGTTTTTTGTAAAAGATACAAAGCTTCAAATTTCAAGTTTACATCATCTAAGGTATAACAAAAAATAGCTTCACTCATAACACTATCATCTACTTTCGAGATATTACGAATAAACCAGTTTCTTGAATAGAGTATAGATTCTATAATCGATTTCTGAGCGTGATCATAATCAAAAAAAATAATAAAGTCCGGCCTAGTGATTGAATCAAACATGAGGATATATATTAAAAAATGATTTTAGAAATCAAATTCTTTTTTTATTTCTAGAAGAAAGATATTAAATACAAAATCATACCGATCCTTTCTACAAAAAATACTATCGTGAACGGTGAATAGTTTAATGTTTGGATCTTTTAGGTAAATCTTCTTAATAACTCGATTGAAAATAAAATCCGATTCTAATTTTTGTAGCTGATGAGATACCCATCTATAATCACCCCGTTCTCTTTTTATAGTTTTAAGAAAATTGAATATAGTTGGAAAAAAACCACAAAATATTTTTGATAGAGAGTTTGGGTTATTTTGTCCGAACAAGATCTCAAAAACAAGTTTTTTGACCTCTTTAATATTTTTATTTCCAAAAACTTTAGAAAGATGTTGATAGAAGTTTCCATCTCTTACTAAAGTTGAAAATAGTTCGAGTTCTCCCTTCTCAATCTGTATATGACTATTGAGATGTATAAGTTTAAGTAAGAAAAGAGGTTGAGAGTTAGGTATATCAACTTCAGATATATCTACATCCTCAATAGTAAGACAATTGTTTCTTAATCGCTTTGGAAGTATAGTAAAAGGTGTGTGAAATCTACCATAATCATCAAAATGAAAATATATCTGCTCTTGACGAATACAATCAACCGCGTAGTTATCTCTTTCAAGTTCCAAGGATGAAGTATGATCTTTTGATAGGAGTTCAAGGCAAGCTAGTTCATCTTGTATTTTAACGCTATATAGATCGGATATTAATCTTTCTCTTATCGAAGAGCATATAGGTGAATTGTTTGACCTTAAATTGAAATCTACCCAGTTTTTTCTTTTCTTTAGCAGAATTTCATCTCCATTTAAATATCTAACTATATTACTACTAACTATAGAGTTAGATAGTTGATATTGTCTTGAACGCTTGCCTTTCTGATGATTTTTATAAACTATAATAATCCCACTTTCAATAAGATAATCCATATAGTAGTTATACCACTTTCCGTAAATGGATCTTAAGATAGACGAGTGTAATCTAAACTCGTTTTCTTTTGTAAAAAAATACTTTGTGAGCAGTGATGATACTAAATGTATTAAAAAATCACGTTTGAGATCTTGATCACGAAATTTTATAATCTTACTACCTAAAAATCTATCTAAGTAAGTGGGATAATAATTAAGTATATAATCAGAAGTATTTTTACCATTCATACCCAATAAGTATGATATTATGTTCTAAAAGTTCAAGGTTTTTTTTCTGAAAAATCAAATCCTTTTACAGATTTATCTTTTTTAGATTTCTCATCAGCACCCTTTTCAAACTCTTTGTAAACATCTGGATAAACTTGACCTTGAGAATCGGTATCGTATTTTATATCAAAATAATCACTGAAATCCAAAAGACCTTTCTTTGTGAGTTCTAGCTCTGATTTTTTATTAAGGTATTCATCTACACGAGCCTCTATAGTATCTACAAAATTATTGAAAAGATTTAAGGTATTGTTATTGAAAACACCAATCGGTTTTTTCTTTTTTCTATTGAAAGAGCCAAGTACAACCTTAAAGATATATTCTATTTTTGGATCTTGTGAGATAATATTTTTAGTAGCGAGATCAGATATAAGCTCACGGTTTATTTTAAATTTATCCTTATTGAAAAAGTGTGGTATAGTAAACTCAAAATCCATAACATCTCTTTTTACTTCGGTCATATAAACATTGAAAAGCTTACAGATTAGGCTAATATAGGCCTCTTCACGATTTTGGGCGTCAATCTTAATACGCTTAAGATCTACAGATTGACAAAAACTAAGAAAGTTGATTAGGATAAGAGTATAGATCTCAACAAACTCGGTAGATCCGTTATCAGATATTTTTTTGTAAAGAGGATTTAAGATAGCAAACGTTGTTTGTGAGTCAGGAGTTCTAATAATCAATTTTTCTAGATTATTTTGAAACTCATCTTCCATTAAAAAAGAGTTCTGTGTGTTTGGATTAAGTATTTTGTAAAAGAAAAAAGCAAAAGATTTTTCACCAAATACATATTCTAGATCATTTTCAGAAGTATTCAGGAAATATTTTATAGCTTCTTTGGTTTTTTGAGAAAGTCTACCCTTAAAAATAATAGGTAGAGGATCAACATCAAATAATCTTGAATATTCATCAAGCTCCTCGATAGTATAGTTATAATCACGACCTTTAATAATAGAGGTAAGAACTAATCCATTCTTGGGAGTTCTAGTGTAGGAGATATTAGCAGGTTGATTATCAGAGAAATACTCGAAAACATACCACCATTTTTTATTGAGTAATGATTTTACTCTTTTATCAAGTGAATTGAAGTAGTCAAAAGCTGCGTTATAATAATTTTGCATAGCTAGATCTACTAGATTTATTGGTTCTGATGATAAAGATTTTGGCTTTATTGTGAATTTTTCACCATCCCATCCAACTAATATTTTTGATCCTTGAACATCTTCAAATATCATAAGATCAGCATCCAAGATCTTATCGATTTGGTCTGTATCACTAATTGTGTTCAAGTTTACTAATTTTGACATTTTACTCCTTTAAATTTTATATATATATTAAAAACCGATTGTTTAATGAAGAAATTTACAAATCTATCTCAAGACCTAGAAAATAAAGAACTAGACCTAACCACCGATAAAATTACAGAGCCCGTAGAAATAGAATCTATTGTTGATATTTTCGTAGAACCTGATAGTGATATAACTTCAGGTCTAGATGAAAATCTAATAGCACTTAATACCGATCTAGCCAATAAAGAAGTAAAAAGAGGTGATGTTGTTTATATTACCGCCTTTATTCGTAGAGAGGGTCAATCTATGACTTCGCCTTCAACACAATCGGTTCTAAAACTACGCGTTATTGATATTTATCAAGGCCTATCTCAATTAAATAGACTTTTATAAATTTTAAAAATAATATATACACTATAATAATCAAAAATAAAAAAAACCATGCAAAAAGAAAAACAGAAAATAGAATTGTTGGAAGGTGGAGAATCCGGACCACTAATTGGTTTCGCAGATCAAATGTGGTTGATGCTCAATGATCTATCGGATCTATCGTATGATAAACTCAAAGTAAGTGATAAAACATCAAAAACTCTAGACGATGTAATTGTTGTATGTGAGTTTTTATTTGATCTACACCAAAACGATAAGTATGAGAATAAAATAAACCTTAAAACATTAGACTGCTCTAGTTCACCGGACTTTTTTGATGCTATTATTGGAGAAAAGAGTGGTGTTATTGGTGTTAGTGCTCTTCTTAAATATTTCATGACTAAAAATGTGGAGATATCTACAAAATACACCAAAAAACAAATAGATTCTCTTATTCAGAATTTTTTGATCTATTATAATCGTTTCGTCCAAAAGAAACCTCTACTACCTAGCGTAAGTAAATCTACCACTGCAACTAAACCATCTACTTCTAAAGGAGCCCGTGATGACGATTATGATTATTATGACGGTATATATGGTGGTGAGTTTAGCACTGGAAATTGGGCCTCAAAACAACCCGGTAAAACTTACGGAACCGGCACATACTACGGGGGTTCATACGGATACGGCGCTAAAAACTACTATGTAGCAAAAGGAGATCCCGTAAAAGTTCGTCCATTCTCCTATGATCCAAAAGATGTTCGTTCTACTTTCTTATCTCTTACAACCGAGACCTATCCACACGGACACGAAGAAGAAGTTATGAAGTATTTACCTGTTCCTGGTCTTCAAAAAGACCCATGGGGTAACTACTATCTAGTAATCGGAAGCTCTGATACCATGTTTACTTGTCACACCGATACAGCATCAAGAACTAAAGGCCCAGTTAGAGTTCTTTCTTACACAGAAAACAATGATGAGATTTTTGTTACTGATGGAACCTCGATTCTAGGGGCCGATGACAAAGCAGGCGTAACTATACTTCTTTATATGATAGCTAATAGAATACCCGGTGTGTATTACTTCTTTATTGGTGAGGAGCGTGGGGCTATTGGTTCTAGTAAAGTAGCTGAAAATTTCGATACTATACCACATCTTAGAGGTATGAAAAAATGTATTTCTTTTGATAGAAGAAATTATTTCTCAGTAATCACTTCTCAACTTTCTCAAACTTGCTGCTCAAACGCCTTTGCTCAAAGCCTATGTGATGAACTTAACTCCAACGGAATGCTGATGAGACTTGATAATACCGGTGTATTCACAGATTCTGCTTCGTTTATGGATCTTATACCTGAATGTACAAATATTTCAGTGGGTTATTTCTCAGAGCATACCCATAGTGAAATGCAAAATATTTCTTTTCTTGAAAGGTTAGCAAGAGCTACTATTGGTGTAAACTGGGATAATCTTCGTATCTCAAGAAAAGTAGGTCTTGATCCAGCTATCTCAGCTAAATATGGACCACTGATTATGAAGATGAAAAGACAAAGGCTATTCAACTCAAAAAAGGTTTATACCGATGATGAAAACTTCTATCTATTGCTTCCAGTAGATGAAACTCCTATCTTAACGGTGAAAAGAGAGCTTGAAACCTACAAGAAGCTTTTTGATGAGACAGGTTCCAAACCGAAGATTGTATTTGAAACTGGAACAATAAAATTCAAATTTGACTAGGTTAAATGGCACTGGGCCAGAAAGAACAGGCAGAAAGAGAAGAGCTCTTAGCAGATCTTGAAATTTTCTTATCAGAGTTTGCTGTATGCAACTACTCAGTATGGTGGGAAGATGAGGGTTTTTACATGCAGTGTTTTTTAGATGATCCCAAGGGGCCTAGTATAGATCACCTAATCGAAATCACAGATTTTTTAGATGAGATTGAGATGAGATTTTTTCCAAAATATGATGGAGTTTTAGAAATGTGTCTTGAAGATGGAGTGGGTGATCCGTTTATTCAGGTTTTTTTCAATTTTGAGTAAAACTTATCTTTTCAATTTTATATATATCAACACTCGGGGGTGAATGGCTTTTGACTCATTTATTCGGGTAATCAAGCAAGCATCGGATCATACTCACCGATTCATAAGTTGTATGGAAATTTTAAGTGGCAACACGAATGAAGTAGGAAGCGTTGAAGATTTAGTATTCGCCCTACGCAACAACATCCTAAAGGCAAACAGATTGGCCGTAGCCTAAACGTTTCCGAGAATGGGACAACTCTATAAATAGTCCCGAAAGTTTTTTCGGAGGATTCTTTGATAAAATCCGATAGTTGGTTCTCTTAGAAAAGAGTTCTAAGCTTGTGAATGATTGGTTATTTAGGTAAATGTAGAAACCTGGGTTCGAATCCCAGCACCTCCACCAAACGAACCCAGCTCCCATGAGTTGGGTTTTTTTATATGTTCGATCAAAGAAAACACAGAAGTCTTCAGCTTCTGTGATGAATTTGACCCAAACTTTATTCAAAATAATGAAAAAAGTTTAATAGGGAGAAGGAATATTTAATATATACTTATACATTAAAAGTAAAAATACTTTGTATAAATATGAAAACTTATCAAATAAGGTTATTCCCATCAAAAGAACAGGTAGATGATTTGATTGAATTATCATCCATAAGGTCTTTAGTCTGGAATGAATTACTCCATATTCAACAAAAATCTTATGAGTTAAACAAAACCATATACAACAAATTTGATCTCAATAATATGCTACCTGAATTGAAAGAAAAATATCCGATTTGGAAAAAAATGAATTCAAAGGCGATTCAAACAATATCTACAGAATTATTTGGATCTTATAGATCATTCTTTAATTTGATAAAGAAAGATAAAAACACCAGACCTCCTAAAAAAATAGAAAATGAAGAATATCATACTATAACATGGAACCAATCAGGTTGGATTATAAAAGACCAAAATCAAATAATAATAAATAAGATAAATTTTAGATATAGATCAAATATTAGTATATCCGAATTAAATATAAAAGAAGTGAGAATAAAATATTTAAGAAATAAATGGATTTGTGATTTAGTTGTAGATGATAAACCAAATTACCAAGAAGAACTCAATATTCAAACTAAAGTATTAGCATTTGATTTAGGACTATCTAAATTAGCGACCGGTGTTGATAATAAAGAAAATCAAATAGTTGTGGTAAATAAAAGTAAAAAAATAAATAAATATTTTCAAAAGCAAATAGGAAAAATACAAGAAAAACGGAGTAAAACTAAAAAAGGATCAATTAGAAATTTAAAATTAAAGAACGATTTAAATAAATTATATCATAGAAAAAATCAACAGATAAAACAAACTCTACATATTCAGAGTAAAAAATTAGTGAATATGAACTATAATACAATTATAGTTGGTGATCTATCAGTTAAAAAATTAATGGAGAAAGATGGAACAAATAAAAATAAAAAGGGTATTAGAAAATCTTTTCATCAAAGTAATATCAATATGTTTTTACAATTCCTTTCTTATAAATGTCAAATCAAAAACATCAATTTAACAAAAATTGATGAGAAATGGACAACTCAATTAAATTGTTTAACTGGTAAATTATTTGATAAAAAGGCTGAACTATCTGATAGAGAAGTTAAATTATCAAATGAAATTACAATAGATCGTGATTTAAATTCAGCCATTAATATAATGAAGAGGTGGTTTGAAAATCAATTTGCTCACATGAACGAGCCATTAGATATATCTAATGTACTTAGGAAGTATAATCTTTCTGGGGAAACACAACGATCTTTAGTCGTTGTGTAGTTCATAAAAGAATTCTACGACAGATTGGTGAAATATTGTAATTTGTCGGGAAAAAATAAGATTAGAAATCCGATTGGAACATATTATGTAGTCGATTGGGCAGGTCTTTCGGATATTGAAAAAAT